GGGGCCGCCGCACGGGCCGCCGCAGGGGACGCCGCATGGGACGCCGCAGGGGCCGCCGCAAAGAAGTGGCAGTCCCGTCACTTTGCGGCCTGCCTCAAGGCGTGGCCGAAGAGCAAGTGGCCGGTCACGAAGTAACCCATCACCCAGGAGAACGGACATGGACGGCAATGGCCCTTGGCCCTCCCGCGTCGAACAGGCTCGCGACGAAGACCGCCAGAAGCGCGAGGACGAATACCACGACGCGCTGATGAAAGCCTCGGTCCAGCGGGGTCGGATCGCCTGCGCGATCAGCACCCTCCGCATTCATGGCTGGCCCAAGGAGGCTGACATTCTCGCCGCTGCGCTCAAGGACGCCTGGGGCGACATCGAAGGCAAGCTCAACAAACTGTACGGAGAATGACCATGGACGGCACCCTGAACATCGCGCCCGCCAGCATCAACGAAGACGACGCGGCTCATGCGCTCGACAAGGTTCGCGACCTCCTCAAAAAAGCGCAGGACATCTTCGTCGCCGCGAAGTTCCCCGGCAGCGTGGCGCAGCAGATCGGCAACATCGATTACAACATCGATGCGGCTGTCGAGGGCTGCGGGTTCGCGCTCAAGAAGATCGGCGCCACCGATGTCCGGTAGCCCCAAGCGTCCCCACCTGGACGCCCTCATCGAGCGCGCTCGTCATCACAAGATGACGCCCGAGGAAATGCAGGCGCAGCGCGAGAGTTGGGCGCGGTCTTGTACGCCGCCGCCCGATGAATGCGAGACGTGCGAGGGGCGGGGATGGAATCTCAAAACTCTTGTGTTGGGAGATTACGAATTTTCCCATCGGGACGCCTGCCCCACCTGCCACGGCACCGGCAAGCGGGAGGCGAGCGATGGACAGGGTTGAGGCTGCGGCGCGCTTTCCGATGCTGAGCCAGAAAGCCCGTGAACGACTGGCGGAGACCGCAGAGGCTGAGGAAGCGTGCGGCGACGCCGATGTTGCCGATGCTCTGCGCTTCATCCTCGAGCGCGAACCGCGCATCGCCGCCCTCACCGCCCCGCCGCCGAGCGATGATGCGCGGGAGAGGGCGGAGGAAATCCTGGCCCGTCACTTCGGCGTGGTATCGCCCGACTGGTCTTTGCCCCACGCCATCGCCGCCGAGATCACCGCGGCCGAGCAGCGCGGGATGAGGCGGGCGGTAGATCTCCTGCAAAGCCGCGCGGACGGTTTCAAGAACGCAATGCAGTTTGAGTTGGCGGGCGTCTATCAGACGGGAGCCGAGGCAATTCGCAAGGCGCTCGCGGAGGCCAACAAATGCTGACCGAAGCCGAGGCCAAGACGAAGTGGTGTCCGCAGATACGGTTCGACCCGGCGGGAGGCGGCCTATGGAACAATCGCGGCGACAGCGACGGACGGTGCCGCTGCATCGCATCCGAGTGCATGTCGTGGCGGTGGGCCGGGGAAGAACGCGAGACGATCCGTAACTATCACGACGCCCTTACGGTCGTCCCGGTGCCCGGCGCCGGACATGTGTACCCAGCCGGCTGGCAATACGATCACACCGATATCGACGCCAGCGGCCGCGCGTTCGATCTACTCCATCGCCTGAAGGAAGGCGGCCAGCGCACGGGGTATTGCGGCCTGGCAGGCAAGCCATGCTGACCCTCCGCCGGCGCCGCCACAGCCGCTTCAACCCGCACACGATCCAGCGCCGCCCCATGCCCATCCTCGGCGGCATTGTCCTGGTGTCGATCCTGCTCGTTCTCCTGCTCGCGTTTATGGGGGTGATGTCGTGATCTGCGCTTTGTGCCGAGGCTCCGGCAATCTCGCGTGCTTTCCGAAGGGCTCGCCTGAATGGTGGCCGTGCCCTGCGTGTGTCGGCGCTGGTGTCCGCGTCCAGTTCGGCCCGGCGGTACTGGCGAAACGGAGGAAGCCATGACCCCCACCGAAGCCGGCGCGAAGGTGAGGGAGCTGCTGCCGTGCGATTGCGGGTACGAAATCCCGACCGAGTACGGGCACGGCTTCACCCATGCGCAGGGCTGCCCCGCCACGAGGCGCCCAAGTCTCGCCGCCGCCCTCACCCAAGCCCACGCCGCCGGCCTGGCACAAGGACGGGCTGAGGGGCGGGAAGAGGCGGCGCGGTGGCATGAGGCGATGGCGCAAAGACAAGAGGCCAATGCCAGCCACGAGCGCACATACGGCGTCAGTAAATCTTTCGCTGGCATGTGCGATGAATCGGCCAATCTCCATCGCGAGCACGCCACCGCCATCAGGAGCCTGAAGCCATGACCGACGCCCTGGACGCGCTCGAAGCCGCCGCCCGGAAAGGGCTGATGGTGCCGAACGATGAGGTCATCCGCCTCATCGCCCGCTGCCGTGCGTTGGAGGCCGTTGCCGTCGCCTACGAGCTTTGGGAAGCCGATCTGATCATGAACGATGATTGCTGGCGCGACCCGAGCGGCATGCCAATCATCACGCCTGAATTGTGGGATCGGCACGGCGAAATTCAATCGATGCGCAATGATGCGCTGGGGCGGTTCAAATGACCGACGACATGAAGACGGCGTTTAATCTTTTGTGGCGAGCGTGCAGCGAAACGTGCGACTCCCCTCCGTGCCAATGCGCCGACGACATAGCCGCCGCGCTCAAGGCTGCGCGGGGCGAGTGGCTGCGCATCCCGGACGAGGTCGATACGAGCAAGGCGCCGTTCGATGGCGATTACGTTCACACCGCAATCCCGGGCAGAATTCTAGAGCCGCTCGCATGGATGTATTCGCCGAACGCCGGTCGTTGGGCTTTCTGCGGAGTGGTTCACGGCGTCGCGCTGCCCCACCAGACGCAACCCACGCACTACGTCGCCAGCCGCCCTCTGCCCGCACCCCCGGTGTCCCCATGATCTCCGCATGGTGGCTCATCCCTGCGGGCGTCTTGTGCTTCGCGACTTTCGGCGCGGGTGTTCTCGTGGGGCTATCGGCACGCATCGACAACAGCGATTGGGAGGGCCGGTGATGCTGCTTGCCCGTCCGTTGCGTGACGAGGTCGATGCCCTGCGCGAGCGGGTAGACCTTCTGCTTGCCGCCGGCAGTACGCTCACGCTCGAAGAAATGGCGGACCTGTCTCAATGGTTGCGGGCGCTGGCCCGGGAGTTGAGGCCGGAGCCGGCCATTGTCCTGCAATTCCCCAGGCGATGCATGGCGCCCTGTGACACTCAGAACGATGGAGCCGCGTGATGGCCATTCTCGGCGACCGAACGAAATATCTTGGCGCGTCCGACATGGGCTACGTCATGCGCGGCGACTGGTACTATCTCTGGCAGCAAAAGACCGGGCGCGAAGAATTTCCGGACCTGTCGAGCAACATCGCGGTCCAGCTTGGCATCGCGACCGAGGCGCTGAACGTCCGCTGGTTTTGCGAGCGGACCGGTAATGCCCAGGACCCGCAGGCCCCCGACGAATGGACGCACAAGCGGCTGCCGTTCCTCCGCTGCCACCCGGACGCTTCGCTTCTCAATCGCGAATTGGTGGAGGCGAAGTTCTGCGGCGCCTTCAACAAAGAGGAAGAGATACTAGCACGGTATTACCCGCAATGTCAGGCGCAACTTGCGATCATCGGCGCGCCGGCCGTGCATCTTTCCGTCATCACGGGCTCGCCCTCGTGGAACAGCTACCGGATTGAGCCGGACGCGGACTACATCGCCGAACTCGAATCCCGCGCGGCTCAATTCTGGCGCTATGTCGAAACAGATACCGCGCCCCCGGACCAACCGGCGGCAGAAGCGGCCATCGCCATCGACCAAATGCGCGAGGTCGATATGACCGGCAACAACGAGTGGGCCAATTGGGCCGCCGATTGGAAGGACAATCGCCCGGCGGCCAAGATTTTCGAGCAAGCGACGAAGGCCATCAAGGGCGCGGTGCCGGCGGACGCCAAGCGCGTCTACGGCCACGGCGTCGAGGCCAAGAAGGCCAAGAACGGCAGCATCACCATCAAGGAGTTGGCGGCATGACGGGCGCAATCTACGGCGCGCTGGCGAAGGCGCAGGCGAAGTTTCCGGCGGTTCCCCGCTCGAAAGAGGTCACAGTCCGGTCGGACAAGGGCTCGTATAAATTCAAATATGCGCCGCTCGAAAGCATCCTGGAGGCGGTGCGGCCGGCGCTCGCCGCGAACGAACTGGCTGTGTTTCACCGGATCGAACTGCCGAACGGCAAGCCGGAACTGGTGGCGGTCCTGGCCCACAGCAGCGGCGAGACGGTCGAAAGCCGGATGCCCCTGAGCCTGGCCGGCAAGATGCAAGAGCAGGGCAGCGAACTCACGTACAAGAAGCGGTACACGCTGCAATCGGTGCTCGGCATTTCGGCCGATGACGACGACGACGCCAACGCGGCGGACGGCAATACGATCACCGAGCAGACCGAGCGCAAGCCATCGGCCAAGGTCACGAACCTCGCGCCGACGCCTTCGGAGAAGAAAGCGCAGGAGATTGAATCCGGCTTCCGCGCGGCGAAGACCAAGGCCGCAATGGATCAGATCGTCGCCGACAACAAGGCTCATATCGACGCCATGTCGGACGAACTCCGCAGCCGCGTGCGGAGCATGTACGGAAGCTGCCTGCAACAAATGAATGAGGCCGCGTGATGGCCGGCAGCGTCAACAAAGTCATTCTCATCGGCAACCTCGGCCGTGACCCGGAAGTCCGCAACACGCAGGCCGGGGAGAAGATCGCCAACCTCAATATCGCCACGTCCGAAAGCTGGAAGGACAAATCATCGGGTGAGCGCAAGGAAAAGACCGAGTGGCACCGCGTCGTGATTTTCAATGACCGCATCGCTGACGTTGCCGCTCAATACCTGCGCAAGGGCAGCAAGGTCTATGTCGAGGGGCAGCTTCAAACCCGGAAATGGACCGACAAGGACGGGGCGGAGAAGCTCTCGACCGAGATCGTGCTGACCAAGTTCCGCGGCGAATTGCAGATATTGGATGGGCCGAAGACCGACACGAAGCAGGCCGCGCGGGATTTCCAGGCGCCGGATAAGGCCCCGCCGAAGCAGCGCGACGCCTTCGACGACGAAGTGCCCTTCTGATGACCACCCTCATCCTCCGCAAAGACCTTGGCTGCCTCCGCCCGACCGACGAAGCGGGCGAGGAAGCGCTGCGCAAAGTCAAGCTGGGGGCGCTGGTCAAGGTCGAATTCACCGGGAAGCCCCGGAACGTCATGCACCACCGGAAGTTCTTCGCCATGCTCAACCTGATCTACCAAAACCAGAAGCATTACCGCTCGGTCGATCACATCCTGGCCGCGATGAAATTCGCGCTCGGCTACACGGAGAAGGTGCGAACCAAGCGCGGGGAAATCGAGGTCCCGCTGTCCATATCGTTCGCCGCCATGGACCAGGACGAATTCGACGCCTTCTACAATCGCGCGGTGGATTTCGTGCTGGCCGAAGTGGTGCCAGGCCTCGACAGGGCGGATTTGGAACGGGAATTGATGGAGTTCGCGCAATGACCGCCGTCCCCACCACCATCCCCGTCCGCCAGCGCCAGCCTCCGCTACGAGACCGGAAGCACCTGGATAGCCTGCGGGACATACCGTGCCTGCTGTGCAACTCGCTGCCGAGCGAGCCTGCTCATATCCGGTTCGGCGGGGATGGCGGCATCGGACAAAAGCCGGGCGACGATGCGGCGATCCCGCTGTGCCATCGCCACCATGACATGCAACACCGGATCGGCGAGGCGAAGTTCTGGAAAGATTGGCTGGCATTGATGAACCAATCGCGACAGGGGAGGGCGTTCGTGATGCAGCGGATCGCCCGATCCTTCGCCTAACCCACGGGGCCGCGTCCCGCCGCGCGGGCGCAATGGAGCGATGCACGGATGAGCGACAAACTTGGCGACCGACCGATTCAGCCCGAGTACGCGGCGCGGATGAACGCCGTAGCCCGCGGCTTGGACGATGTCTTCAACGGCACCGCCCGCGGCGCCGAACGGAAGACGGGCTTCGTCCTTCTCGTCTTCCCGTTCGGCGATGCCGAGGGGCAGCGATGCAACTTCATTTCCAACGGCGCGGACCGGCGAGAAATCGTCGTGCTGTTCAAGGAGATGATTGCCCGGTTCGAAGGCCAGCCGGAACTCAAGGGCCGCGCGTAAATCACAGGAGAAACCTATGGCACAAATCGCCAGTACGTCAGACGAACGCACCATCAACAACGTGATGCGCCACGGCTACCGCGTTCTCAGCGAGGACGAGAAGGCTGCGATGCAGGCCGTCAAGGACAAGGGCCTGGAGTTCTGGCGCTTGTTGCGCACGGTCGCCGGACAGTCCCCCGACTCCCCGACCGCGGCGTCCCGCGAGTTGTCCGTCGCCTCGACCAAGATCGAGGAAGCGGTCATGTGGGCCGTGAAGCACATCACGAAGTAACAAGCGCGGGGCGGGGCCGGTCCGGTTGAATGCAGGGCCGGCCCCACCAAGGACCACAACCATGAAAACCACCAAAGCCGCCCTCAAGGAGCAGCTCGCCGCCGAGATCGCGCGCGGGCAGGCCGCTATCGACGCGCTGGCCGTGATCGAGAACAGGGCGCGGACAACATCCTCCACGGACTCAGTCGCCGCCGCCGCACTGTTCGCCATCGCCACGCTGGCGGCCAAGGGGCTGGGGCGATGACCGCATCCCTGGTGGAGACTGTGGCGCGGATGTTGAGGCCGCATGATTTCGATAACGGTCACACAGACGATTGTGACCTCTGCCGAGAAAACCGCGAAGGCCATCGGGCCAATGCGCGAAAGATCATCGCCGCCGTGCTCGCGGATATGGAGCGGCCCAGCCACGCAATGTGCGCCGTGGCCTGGGATAGGGCGCCGCAAGACATGCGCGACATGCTGGACCACCACTTCGGAATGGCATGGCAAGACATGCTCGCCCAATACCGGAAGGAAAAGCTGCCATGAAGATCGACATCCCCGCGCTCAAGCGGCTGGCGGAGAAAGCAACGCCGGGGCCGTGGTACCACTGTCAGCCGTTTATGACCCTTCCGAAGACGCGGACGGTCCACGGCCCCGTGCCGGCATGGCGGGTTGATTTCGTGTCCACGCGATCGGCGCCGGCCCACACAAAGACAGTCATACCAATGGCGCAGGATGGCCCCGGCGTGTCTTCCAATGACATGGCCTTCATCGCCGCCGCAAACCCCGCCACCGTCCTGGCCCTCATTGAGAGGGTGGAGCAGGCGGAGCTTGTCGCGGAGGCCAAGAGTCGAGCCGCTGACCGTTGGTGTCCGTGTCCGGATTGCCGCGACAAGGTTCAGAAAGGCGATTGCCAGCGGTGCCGGCGGCAGGGCGCGGAACGAAAACTGGCCGCCGCCGAAGCCGAGAACAAGCGGCTGCGGGAGGCGCTCATCAAGGAATCGACGATGCCCAACTACGGGCGGCCCGGATGCTGGTGCGGCGTCTGTGATGGCGACGGCCCCACGAACGATCCGGCCAGCATCGTGCATAAGCCAACATGCGTTCTGGCGGTGCAGCCATGACCCTCCTCGCGCGCCTGGAAGCTGCCACGGGGCCGGATCGGGAGTTGGATGCGGAGATCGGGATTGCGGCCAAGCGGTTTGTTCGCACGCACGATGGACCGCGCGGTTACGTGCTCGCGAGGATCGACGCTGACGGGCTGATTGTCGATCTCCCTGGGTCGGGCGGCCCGTTGGCCCTGGTGCCGCGCTACACCGCCTCGATCGACGCCGCCCTGTCGTGGATGCCGGAGGGGTGGCGGTGGCAAATGCGCCAGGACCCGTCTCAGTATTGCGGCATTCTGCACAAAGAGCGGGTCACAGACCCAATACATCGCGGTTTCGCCCCAACCCCCGCACTCGCCCTCTGCATCGCCATCGCCCGGGCCAGGGGGATCGAATGACCGCCCGCCTCACCGTCCGCGAGGCCGCCGCCAAGATGGGCTTGTGTCGCGCTAAGGTCTATCGGATGCTTGATGACGGAGATCTGCCCGCCATCCGCCACCCGTCCGGCGCGATCCGCATCCGGGCCGAAGACATTGACGCCTACGAGAATCGCAACCTATGCCGCGGCCCCGCCTCGAAACGCCGGTCTATCGGCTCTTCCAACGGCCAGGCCGAAACGCCTGGTACATCCGCTGGACCGGACCGGACGGCAGAAGCCAAACTGCTAGCACGGGCGCGGATGAAAGGGCGGATGCGGAGCGGTTCGCGCGCGAATTCGGGCGGGAAAATCGTGAGCCTGCCGGCACGCTCGCAGGGCTCATTGACACCCGCGTCGCCAGCCGCGCCCACAAGGCCAGCCACGGACACCTTGCCGCTGACGCCCGCCGGCTGAAAGCACGCCTCGCCGCGCTTGGGGCGACCCGTCCAGAGCACGTCACGCCGCAGCTTGTGGCCGACTACATCAAGGCCCGCGGCGAGCGCATCACCGCCTGCCGGCACGAACTCAGCCTTCTCCGCGGCGCCACCGGCATCAAGGTGCAGATGCCCGGCAAGCGGCCGGCGGCGGTGCGCGCGTTCGACCGCGAGGACGGGCAGAGACTCATCGCCGCCAGCAAGGGCTATCTCCGCCTGCTGATCATCATCGCGCTCACCACCGGCCGGCGCGTCGGGGCGATCCTGGACCTGACATGGGACCGCGTGGACATGCGCCGCGGGGTGATCGATTTCAGGAACCCGGCCAAGGGCGAGTCGAACAAGCGCCGCGGCTTCTCCCCGATGGCGCCGCAGGTCAAGGCCGCCCTGGCGGCGCAACGGGAATGGGCCAAGTCCGCGCACGTCATCGAGACGCCCGCCGGCGAGCCCGTCACCGACTTCCGAAAAGCGTGGTGGTGGGCGATGAAGCGTGCCGGGCTGGGGGAGGGCGAGGGCAAGGACTTCAAGCCGGCGTTCAGCCCGCACGCCATGAAGCACAGCGCGATCTCCTGGCTTGCCGAGAACGATCGATCGGTGGACCAGATCAGCGACCTGACAGACACGGACCCCAAGACCGTCCGCCGCATCTATCGGCGCGTGAATCCGGGCGCGCTACGTGAGCTTGCGGGCGATCTCGGGGACGCATTGAAAATCAGTCCAGTGGCGCGAGAAACCCGTCGAAAGGGGTAGACGTTCTGGACCCGTTCGCGCGAAAACGCTGATAGCAATTGAGCATTTACAAAGCCGTAGACAACGGCGCTACTCTTTCAATCCCTGTCGCGCCCACCATCTTCGCCATTGAATTTGTTGATGTTTTCAGAGTGAATGTCGGTCCGGCGGACTGATTTATTCAGGACCGGGGCATGCCGACAAAGCAAAAGCCCCGCCGCCGGTGAGGGCGAGCGGGGCTCTGTGACGCCGGGGCGACACCATCACACTGGCGTGCGATGGGGGAGGCGCTTACCGTCCGACCGGAGGCGCCTCGTCACCTGGATTGTTGCCGCAGCGCGTTCGGACCACACCGCGACCCTCCAGGCCCGGAACCGCACCCCGACATACTCCAGCCTCGCGCGGCGGAATCAGGGCGGCCCTGACACTCATCCCTATAGCGCGATTCCCGCCGAAATGGTAGACCGTTCGTGACGGCGGCGCGCCTCGGGCGGCCCCACCAGTGCACTGGTTTCCGGCGTAGCGACGCAAAAATTGGGAGCCGCCGTCAACTATCCGGCAATTCCGGAGGGTTCACCGCGGCCCGACAAACGAAAGCCGCGGCGCCGGAATTAACCGAGGCCGCGGCTGCTGCTCGTGACGGCATTACCCGTCGGATTACATGGCGGCCTCCATTGCGCAGGGCGCTTGGCGCTTCCGTAAACCGTGCGGTTTTGAGTAACACAACTCAACGGCGACCGCAATGCAGAATCGTTACCGCGGCCCGCCCGGCGCATCCTGCCGCGAGAGGCACCTATCGGCGTACCGGCTCTCGTTGCCGATGTGCACCCGCAGGCTCTCGACATTCTCCACCGCTGCGGCAGCCGGGCTGTACGCGAAGGGGGAGTACCACGCGCAGTACGACGGATCGGGCGAGGCCAGTGGCGGCGGGGCCTTGTCGGCGCAGGCGGAGAGTGCAACCAGCGCGGCCGCGATTGCACCGAAGGCGGGAAATGTGAAATGGGTCATGCCTTCCTCGATTGCGCCCATGCCTTCCGCCGCTCGTGGCGATTGGGCGCGCGGTCCATTGCCTCGAGTCGCTCTTGGGCGGCCTTGTCGATTTCCTCGAACACACAGCCGGGGCGATGCTCGTCGCCATGCAAATGGCACGCGCAAGAGCAGAGCGGCGAGATCACGGCTTGCACTCCCCCGCCGCCGTGCAACACGGGCTAGCCGGCCCCCTCACGGCGCACAATCGAACGCGCTCCTCCGGCAGCATCCGCACCCGCGCATCGCTCTCCCGCCGCGCACGGGCGTCCTCGCGCTCCCGGCGGAGGGTTTCGGTCACGGCCGCCAGATCGCGCTCGGATTTGATGGCCCTGGCGGTCTCCCGGCGCACGGCCTTGTCGGCATCGTAGGCGTAGGCCCCGAGGCCCACGATGACGGCCACCACGGCGCCGCCGATCGCCGTTTGGATGCTGCTGAGGCCGAACATCAGCCGGTGCTCGCGGCCGGAAAGTCGGGCACGCCGGCTCCGCAGGTGACCTCAAGTCGGTGCGGGCAGGCGGTGCTGCCGCAGGCGGAGCCGATCGGACAGCCGCAGATCGGCATCCGCGCCCGGCCGAATTCGTAGATCGGAGAAACGAACCGCCGCGCGTAAGGCGACGGCGGCATCACGTCGGCCGGCGCGCCATGGTCACAGGTCTTCTCCGTAGGCGCGACGCCGCGGCCGCAGGAGGGGCAGGTCCAACCGGTGGTCATGCTGCAATCCTCATTGATGGCGCCATGAACGCCGTCGCGCACACTGGTGTGCAGAAATCGACCCTTCCTGCCGGGCCGGCGTAGTCCGCCTTGCTCTGATTCGGCTTCGAGAAATACAGGGGCGCATCATACCACGCGCCCGGCACACCCTTGTCCGGCTGATAAAAGAATGGCTTGGATTCGCATGGGCCGCCGCATGTCCCGCAGATCACCGTCCAGCCTCCACCAACGACGCCTCGCCTTTCCCGCCGCCAAGCCGCCACAGCCCGGCCCGGCCGGTGTCGCGCGCCTCGTTGTCGTCAACCTCCAGGCCGAAAGGCAGCTTCTTGGGCAGGCTGGTCTGCTTGACCGCCCACCCGTCATAGCCCTTGGTGCCCCACCAGCCGGTCGCATTGGCGAGCCAGCCGCATTCGGCGAGGTTGGCGCTGAGGATCGTATCAAGCACGAGGCCGGAGCCGTAGACGCCGGCGCGGTAGCCGCCGATGGTGACGGCGCCCATGACGCGCTCGAAATACCGCTTCACTGCGTCAAGCTCCGGCCCCTTGCCGGGGTTGCAATCGACGGCGAAGTAAATGGCCGATCCCTCCGGCTGCCCCATCTGATCCGCCTTGGCGAGCGCGGCGTTGACATCAGCCACGGCGTTCTCGACCGTGAAATAGCTCGGCACGTTCGACGTGTTTTGAAACACGCTCAACATCCACAGCCCGGCGTCGAACATGGCCTTGGCTTCGTCGGGCGAGACGGCCCACCGGCTCACCAGCGTGCGGCGGTAGTAGCGGGCGAAGAACTGGTAGCCCGCATCGGCGACCTGACGCGCGTAGGACGTGGCGACGGCGGCACAATCGAAACCTTTCATCATGGCGTCTCCGGGGGCTTGGGGATATCGTCCCTGCCGGGTATGTTGGATTCGAGCCGGCGCGCGATCCGGCTGGCATTGAAGTTTTTGACGATGCCGAACAGCAGCACCAGCAGCGGCATGGCGAGCGCGCCGACGATGAACGCCACCAGCGCACCGGTGGAAGGCGCCATCTGCCAATAGGCCGTCGCGGCCGCTGCCGAGTACCCGCCAAGGCCAAGCCCGACCGTGATGACGGCCGCGCCCTGCCAGATACCGGGACGCTCCGCGAGCTTCACACCGGCAACGCCACCGAAGAACGCCGCCACCATGTAGGCGAACGACACGCCGAACACGTCCAGAAACCACTTTGCGAAACTCTTGGCTTCCGGCTCCATCACGCGCCCCCAAACCAATACCATGCGAGGACCGCGAGGAAGGCGCACCCGGCAATGACCGCGATGCGCCGGCGGGTATCTCTGTCCCAGCACCAATGCGTCTTCATGCGCATCACTGACCGCTTTCGCGCATGAGCAGGCACCGGACGGTTTTTCCGTTCCAGCATGCGAAGGGCTCTCCGAAGGGCCATGGCACAATCTCCGTGACCAGCTTCTCCGCGCCTTCGACTTTCCAGCCGTTGACGGTGTAGTCGACCTTGGCCGGAAAGCAGTCGCGGTGATCGCAGCACGAGGGCCGGTTCTTGTGTATCCAGTCCTGCCGCGCATCGGCCAAGGCCGGCCCGGCCCCCATGCAAATTATTAACGCTGCCAGTGCTCTCATCGTGCCAGCCCTCGATTGTCAGTCCAGTCGCGGGTTAGGCCCTGGCCGGCGTCATCACCGCCGGTTGGGGCCGCCTCAGATCATCGTCGCTATTGCCCACACCACCGCGCCGCACGTCGCCTCGGCATAAGCGGTGTAGCCCGTGAGCATCCTTCCCCACCGAGGGGTGCCCCAGCGGTAATCCGCCGCCTCCCACGCGCGCCAGATGTGCGGGATCGATTCGGCCATGGTCGTCAGGAACCCGATGGCCAGCCCTGCCTTGACGGCAGCAAGCCAGATCGGAGCGCCGGCCAAGTAGCAGAACAGGCCCAGCGCCAGAACGCCTGCGGAAGCCTGTAGAGCGCGGAAACCACGGAAGGCATAGGCAGGGCGCTCGTCGCCCCACCAACGCCTCCAGGCGCCACCCGCGAGGGCGGAGAGGGCTATCCAGATCATGCGACCACCTTTCTGACTTCGATCCGGGACACCGCGCGGAACGTCGTATTCGCGTCGGCGTCCGAGCCCTCGCGGTTCATGTAGAGCGTGACGCTGCTTTCGCAGGTCGCTTCCAGCGAATAGGTGTAGGTCCCGGCCCCGGGATTGGAATCGACCACGCAAACAGGGACGGTGTAGCCGCCCGCGTTATCGCCAAGGACGGCAACCGCGGACACGGGGGAGCGGCTGCTTGCGGCATCGCCAGCCCCGATCACGGTGCTGTCGCGCTTGACCCGGATGCCCACGTTGGTCGATGACGTGTTGGTGCCGAGCGAAACCCACGCCTCGATGATCGCGCTTTCGCCCGCCGCCAGGGTGCAGGACGCAACCGACATGCCGGTGAGCGCGGAGAACGTGCCGCCGGTAATCGAGATCGACGCGGTATCGGTCTTGACCGCGCTGCCAAGCCGGAAGATGCCGGGAATGCCGTTGGCGTAGACGCCCACCGCGTTGATTGTCCCGACGCCCTTGTCCGTGCTGGTGGCGCCGGCCATCCACGAGCCTTGGGCCACGTTCCAGCGGGCGGCAAATGTGCCGGCAACCATGGTGGAGACGGTCCGCATGCCGTCCTCGGACCCGTTCGTGGCGTCCAGGATCGTCGAGGAATCCTGCGCGTAGATCGTGATGTTGCCGCCGCTGTCCATCCCGATGTGATTGATGAAGGACGGCGTGTCGTTGACAGCAACGGTGCCAGAATTTTGATACAGATGCAGGCCCGCGCCCGTTGCGCCGCTGTCGTTGCGCTGCACCGTGAGCAGGCCGGTCGTGCCGGCAAGGGTGCCCGTGCCCGTGGTTTCGGTAATCGTCAGCGCGCCGCCGGCCTGAACACTTGCGTTCCCAAGCTGGGAAACCATCTGCCACGCGCCGGCAGACGAATCGCCGTCGATGTCGTAGATCGCGATGACCTTCTGCCCGACCTTGATATCGTTGGCGACGAGCTCCGCGTTGAAGTTCTTGAACAGCTTCTTGGCGCCCACGGAATCGACATTGAGCGTGGTCGCGGTCGTGTTCGCATTCGCCGCGTTGAACGCGATGACGAGGCCGTCATAGTAGGCGGTCAGGGTTTGATTGGCCGCAACCGTGATGGCGTTCGCCGTGCCGGCCGCCGTGATGCTGGCGTTGGTGTCCTTGTGCCAGCGGGCAAGGATGCCTTCTAGGGCACGCATCCCGTTGTCCACGTTGGAAGGTGGCATATTGCTTGGGAAGCGATCTGTATTGCTGGCATCGAGCACGTTCAGGGATGCGATCTCGGCCATGGGCTTCCTCGTTCACGACAAGTTCTTGCCCCGATTCGGGCATAGTTATGCGGCCCGCGCTCTGGTATGAGCGGGGGATGGGATTTCTTCGAAGACTGGTGATCAGTGTTGGCGTCGCCGCTTTTCTCGCGGCCGGCTGGTACTTGGTTTTTGTCGGCGGCAGCGTTTTCGGAATCGTCCTCAGTATCGTGCTTGGCGCCGTGCTATTGTTTCCAACGCTGATTTGGCTGGCATTCGGCTGGGACTATCTGTTCGATTCAAGCCTCGGGGAGCCACCGAAAGCCGAGCCGGAACCGCCGCCACCCAAGCCGGTTTGGGATGAGCAAAAGAAGAAGTGGATATTCTAGCGCAGGCTGTCGCGAAGCCGGATTAGATCGGCCTTCGTTTCCGGGTCATCTTCTTCCTTGATGACCGCGTTGAGCGAGATCGCGATATTGCGCGGCGGCAAGCTAGTGGTGTTCGCCAGCCATTTGATGAACGCCTGCGAAGTCATGAGGCGCTGCGTGACATACGCGCTGCCGAAAACCGTGGCGATCTTGGCGGCAATGAGCAGGTTTCCGCTCATAAGAGCGCCCCCGAACGCCGTGGCCGCAGAGATATTCGCAAGCGTGCCGGCGGTGCCCGAGGGATTGGCCATCACGCGGCTGCCCTTTTGAATGCGGGCATAGTTGCGGGCGATGGCGTCAAGCTTCTTGCGCAAGTCCTGCCGACCGGCTGCGTCAAGCAAAGCGTGCTTCGTGCGGTCGGGAATCGAATTCCAATCGCGCACAAACTTGCCGATGGTGAATTCGCCTGACGGCAATACGCCGAGTTCCGCAATGATTTGCGACCGCACGGAATTTTGTGCCGGCACTGGCAGGCCGCGGAGCATGTTGCGAAACTGCTCTGGCGCGCCCATCGCCATCCGGCGGGCATTGTCGAGAGCCTTCGCAGGGTCGCCGGCAAAATCCAGGATGGGCTTGTTGTAAAGCTGGTTCGCCCGTTCCCGTGCGCCGAGAACGCCTTGCTTGGGGCTGCCGGCGTACCAGCGGTCCACCCGGCGGGCGATGTCAGCCGCGCGCGGGGACGGAGCCGCCGCCATGATGTCGGCTTTCAGCTTCTGTCCGAGTTGCTTGGCGTCGCCTTTGGCGATGGTGCCGATGACATTCGTTGGGCTCGTGAGTTCGCCCACCTTCGTCTTGATCTGGCGAAGTGCGCCAACGGGCGCCATCGTCTGCCCGGGGAACAATCCCATCGGGTCATTCCGCGGGGCCGCCTTGCTCAGCGCCTCGTACTGCCGGCGAAGCACGGGATTGACAGTCGCTTCCGCGCCGGGCGGGGGCGTCACCTTGTTCTTGAGGAACGCCATCGTATTCGATGCGTCGGCAAGCGTGGTGTCCGGAATGGCAGCCGCGCGACGCTGGAACAGCTTTGTGCCGAGATCGTCCAGGCGGCGCGTCGCGTCGCGCGCTCCGGACACCAGGTCGGTGCCAGCGGCATAGTCGCCGCGCACCGGGGCGAAGGATTCCGCCGTGGTGCGCACGGTTTCCTTGGCGCCCGCCACCTGCCTTTCGGCAAATTTGGCAGCCGCGGTCGTGCCGCCAAACTTGCCAGTACCGCTTTCGACCATGTTGGCGAAGCGTTTCTCGCCGGCTTGGCCCGCCGACGTGGGCATCCCGGCCAAGTTGGAGTCTACAATGGCGGTGCGCATCGTCGTCGGATCGCCGCCGCGGAGAAGGCCGCGGAGCGCCATCGCCCCCGCGGGTTTCAGCAGCGGCGACAGCCCGCCGATGATGTCGCCCGTCTCGCCGCCAACCTCACGGCCTATGCCGGCGCCAAGGCCGGACAGGCCCGCCCATTTCAAGCCGGAACCGATCGGGCCGGCAGCGAGGAACGGCACGCTCTCGCCCACGACCTCCGCGGCGCGACCAAGAATGCGCCGCGTCGGCGTCATTTCGAGGCCCTGCTGCTTGGCGGCTTCCTCTGCCGAGCGCGGGATTTTGTCGGGCAGCAGCGGCCCCATTGGCGAGCGGCGCAAAATCCCTTCGGCAAGATCGGCCGGCTGCGTGTGATCGGCGTAACGGTTCAGGCGGGCATCCGCTTCCTCGCGCGCCTTTTTCACTTCCGGACTGCGTGCGGCGGCAATGTCCATCAGGCCGGAGAACGGGCTGAGGGCAGCGCCCGTCTGCACCATCTTCACCGGGTTGAGGGCGCTGTTCAGGCCCTTGGCCAGCCCGCCGGCCGTGGTCGTGGCCGTGCCGAGCACGTCTTCGCCGAACGTGGTTTCCGGGGTGGTCTCCGGGGGCATCGTCGGCTGCCCCAACTGGCCCTGCAGGATTTTGAACGCCTGCTCGGCAGTCGCGCCGGGCGGGCCTTCAACGTCGTACGTCTTGCCCTCGGGTGAGGTAAACGTGAACGTCGTCATCGCTGCGTGACTTTCCAGCCGGCGGGGATGCCCTGCGAAGGCGCGGAAGACGGCATGTTCGCGTTCGCCGGACCGCCCAAGGCTTTCAGTTCGGCAATGACGCGCTGCCGGGCCTGTTGCTTGGCCTGCATCACGTCGGGTCCGTCACCGGGGACCGGGAAGTAGGTGGAGAAGTACCGCTTGAACTCGACCTCGGGGACGGCGGCGCCAGAATCCTGGCGGAGCACGGCGGAAATGAACTCGCGTGCGGCTTGGAAGTATTTCTGTTCTGGACCGGACGCGACGAAGGCGGCGTAGGGCGATTCGGAGGTCATCCACGTCATGAGGCGCGGCGACGTAAAGCCCTGCGCATTGATGCCCGCAAGGTTCTTCTCCGCACCCTCGGCGCGGGCGGCGAACGCCGCCGCCTTGCGCTGGCCTTCGTTGCCGCCCTGCGCGAGCGTCTTCGCCTTTTCGATCTCGCCCACCTTGGTGGCTTCCGCCGCAACCGTCTCGGGGGCGAGGTCGATTGCCTTCTTAGCCTTCTCCGTGGCGGTGGTGGTCATCGCCGCTTTGACGGCTTCATTCTGCGCAAGAACCTGCTGCGTGGCCGGGTCCAGCTTCATGAAGGCGTCAATGAACTTATCAACGTTGCCCGTGCTGGCGATCAGACGGAGCGCGCCGGGCAGGCTCTTGTCGTTGTAGACCGCCTTCAAGGCTTTGCGGGTGTCAGCGTCTGCCTCAACTTTACCGACCTGCGCTTCAAGCAGCTTCTGTTCAAGCTGCCGGCGCGGGCCTTCGCGAAGGTATTGATTGCCCATCGCCAGGCCGCGGTTCGCGGCGCCGAGGAAGTTTTCGCCGGGAGCAGCCGACCCGAGGCCCGCCCCGGTTTGCGAGAGGAAGCCCCAGAACGACGAATCCTTGCCAAGGCCGTTGCGCTCCATCCATCCGGGCTGCGTCGGTGCGGCGGCGGACAGGCCGGTCGCTTCAGGCGATGCCGCTGGGGCCGCCGGGGAAGCCTCAGGAGCAGCGCTAGACGTAGCGGACGGGGCATCACGCAGCCCGACCATGTTGCGCGTTCCTGGCTGCCCGCTGAGGGCCGAGGCGTACATTTCCGGGGTGTACGGCAGGTTCCGCATCCCGGTCTCGGTCTGGAAGATCGCCGGCAGCACCTTTTGCAGAACCGCAGGATCGCGGAAATCGACCTTGTCGTTCGGCCCGACGCCCAACGCCTTGGCGACGATGTTGCCATAGGCCGCGGGGTTGTTGCCGTGGCCCGGAACGTCCGGAGCCAGGATTTGCATCAGCTTCGCCGGCGTGTCGGCGCCCTTGCCGGCATGGTAGCGGATCGTCTGCGCTGCCGCGGCAATACCGGCTTCCGGCGTGTCGAATTTGAGATACGACATGCCGGGCCGGGTTTCGTAATTCCCGGTGACGCCCTTATAGACCCCGGACAGCTTCGCCGGGTCGCCCATGATGTTGAGCGGGTTGTTGTTGCGCACGCCGAAATGCACGCGCTCGCCGGTGGACGGGGCGGCGCCGGGCGCGTAGCCGAACCGCTCGGTCGGAAGCGGATTGGGGCGATCGACATCGGCGGACGGGCCGGGCAGGGGGCGCGAATCGCTCCACGCGACGGGTCGTCCCATCGGCGAGACGGGGCGCACCTGCTCGGTGTTGCTGTTCAATTCCGGAACCGCCGGGAGGGGCGCTTGGCGGAGCGTCGGCATCTGCGGGAGGTCGGGCGGCGATGCCGGGCGCTGCATATCGTTCGGGGCGCGGCGGGGCATGATCGGCGAGAGGCTGCCACCGAAGATGTCGGGCAGGCCGTTCGTGGAATTGGGGATGCCGATGCCGGGCATGGGCGGGACGGACGGGGCCTGGCGCGGCGCGTCGGGAGGAATCGCGGCCGGGTGCGAGCCGCCGTAGATGTCGAACCCGCCCGGTCCCGGCAGGGAATCCCACGGCATTTTCCCGCCAGGGATTTGCCCCGGAGAACCGCTCCACATATCGGCCATGGGCGGCACGTTCGGCGGGAACGGGGCAGGCGGAGGGGGTGGCTGGCCCTGTCCGGGGGGCATGGGATAGCCGAACGGCGATATCCACGCGTTGGACGGGCCGGGCATAAACTGATCCCACCAATTCATCGGAACAGCCCTTTCAGCCAGCCGCCGAACCCAAGATCGGGCGCGTTCCACTGTGCCGACTGTCTCAGCAGCGGATCGGCGTACTGCCCGTCATTGATCAGTCCCGCCGCGTCGTTCGTCGGCGCCCACTGGGGCAGGTCGCGGTTCTTGTAGGCATTGCCCATCATGCCCATCAGGCCGGCCATGCCACCCATGTTCCCCATCGGCATTTGAGGCGGTTGAAGGGGCGGGGGCTGGGGGACGTTCATCTGCGGGGCGGGGCCGGTTTGCGGCTTGAAGCTCAGCCCCGGCATGTTCGGCTTGAAGCCCGGCATCCAAGGAAGCATCAGAGTTCACCGTAATTGACGGTCATCCACGGCCCGACCTTGCCCACGGCCCACGGCTTCACCTTGGCGACATCCTGCGCCATGACGCCCATCTGTTTCGGGCCGCCCCATTTGTAGTCGTAGGTGTAGATCGGCAGGCCATCGTCGGTCCGGCCGACGCGCTCGATGTTCTCTTTCAGGCGTTCGTCGGAGAAGATTTGCCCGGCAGCGCCGGCGCCTTGAAGACCCAGGCCGAGAATCTGCGCCCACGGGTTCTGCTGCGGGATGAGCTGCTGCGCCGTGCTGGTGCCCGAGGACCCGTAATTGCCCTGCACCATCTGCATGTACCGCCCGAGATTGTCCCACGGGGCGGCCTGGTTGTATTCGTAGCGGGCCACGTCTTCCGTGATTGGCTGTTGCGCGATGGCTTCCCGTGCGGCCCCGACCTGCCCCAGCATCTGAGGATCCAGGTAATCCGCCGCGGCCAGCCCGGGAGCAGCGGCCGTCGCGGCCGTCATGCGGTTCCGCTCGTCGCCGTAATTCTGGTAGGCCAGAGCCCCCACAGCATCGCCCAAGCCCATGCTCACGGCGCGCGAGGCGAGGCCCGAGCCCAGCCGGTTCCCGGCGGAATAGCGCGCGTCGATGCCGGGCTGGACCTGCCCCCGGATGCGATCCGCCATCTGCTGGAAGTACGGATTGCCAGCAGAGAGGTAATCGCCGTTGAGCGTCTTGCTCAGTTCGCCCTGCGCTTGGCCCAAAAGGGGGTTGCCGGCAGTCGCACGGTTCGCCGTGGCGTCCAGGCCCGCCAGCGTCGCTGCATCCGGGTTGGCATAGGTCTGGCCGGGGTAGAATTGGGACGGGCCTTGGTTGTACAGGCTCTCGGCGCCGGCAAAGCCCTTCTTCAGGTACTCCTGCTGGGCTTCCCACGGCGCGGTCTTCTGCGTCGATTCGACGGTTTGGACCTGTGGCTTAGGCTGCGGCATTGCGCAAATCCTTCTCAATGGTCACGTGCGTTACCGCCCAATCCTTGACGATGCGGGTCCAGCCCGGGCGCGCGCCGGCGGAGACAATGTCGAAATTCCGTGCCTTCGCGGCGGCTTCAAGTTCGGGCCGAAGCCAAAGCCAATCCGCCATGCCTTCGCCGGTGAGACCGAGAATGTGAAGCTCGCTGAGTCCGGTCGCCCAATTGATCGGCTGGCAGACAATGACGGCTCGGCAAGCCCCATCCTCCACCACCGCCAGCCAGTAATCCCCGGCCTCCAGCGCGGCGCGTAGCGTGCTTTCCGACAGCCGCCCGCCCGATCCCTCGACGATCTTGGCAAGGTGCCCGGCGGCCTTCCCCAGCCATTCGGGGAGGGTTTCGCGGGAAACGAAGACCAGCCTCATCGAAACTGCGCACTTACGCTGCCGAAGAACGGGCTCGCCGCGTTGTCGCCGTCGATGCCGAAGACGTTCACGAACACGTCCGCCCTGGCGCCTGCCACCAGATCAACCCACCCGCTATCGAGCACCGCGTTGGTCGTGTCCACGGCAACCGATATTTCCGACGAGCCCATGGCGACGTAGTTGGAGGCAGTAAAGCTGCTGGCGGTGTAGTAGCGCAGCACCAGCTTCGCGCCCGTGTTTGCCGCCGACCCCTGCTTGTTCACGATCAGCCGAGCCTGGGTGAAGTTCGTCAGATCGACCTTGGTATAGGCGCGGGTTTGGTTGCCGAGCGCGGTGAGGGCGGCGGGGAAAGATGCGTGCTGCAGGGTGCCCGCTATGTTGGCGTGAAACGTCACGGACATCGGCTTGATTTTGCCGATTCCCGCCGTGGTCGTGGTCGCCCCTTTCAGCAGGAAGTTTATGGCAACGGAGGCGCGGCGCAGCCATTGGCGGATCGATTTCGGCGTGTCGTCGGCAGAGTCGTGCGGGACGGCGGCGGGACCGCTCATGTTTCCCAATCCGGCGCGGGCCGCCTCGGAGTCCGCATAATTTGCCGCCACGGATTGTCTTCGGGGCGAAGCTGCTCTTTCTCGGCGTCAAATAGAGGCCGGTATTTGCCCTGGAGCATGGCTATGTACTCGGCGAGAATGTCGTAAGCGTCTTTCATCGCCGCCCCGTCTGTCGCGCGTCGATCTCAACGCCTTGAAGATGCGTCCACGTCGCCCCGGCAGACACCGACACCCGGGCGCGCATGTAGCGGGCGTCGATCCGATGAGGGCAGGTGCCGTCCAGGCCTTGCGTCGTGGCCGTGGTGTACGACACCGTCCCGCCCTGCGAATCGCGATAGCCGATCTGGGTCGAAAGCGTGCCGGCGGACAGATCGCAGATCGGGCGGGCGCGGGAGACGAAAGCGCGTCGCCCGGAAGTGTCGTGGACCTCGCCGGTCTCGACTGTGGCCGCCTTTGTCGAGCCCGAGAAAAACCCCAGCTTGTGATCGTCGCCAAACCCTGCGGGACCCGGCCGGCCGCCCATCCAGTTCGTGCTGTCGAGCGAGTAGGGCAGGGTCTCCATCGTGCCGAAGGCGTCCAGTTCCTCCAGCGTGTACCCGAGGCTGTAGGCCCGCAGCAGGTATTCGACGTTCTCTTCGGCAACAGAGAACCGATTGAGCCGGATGTTCCACACCAGCATCATGTCCGGCGTGCCCGTCGATTCCGTGGACGGGAAGGCCAGATAGATGAGCTTGTTTCGCGCGTCGTACCCGGCGTTGATGCGGCTCAAATGGTCCTGGTTGACGTTGTTCCAGAACCAGTGATCGACCTTCCCATCGCCGATGCTGATCGAATTCGCGCCGTTGAAGACCTTGATGCCGTCTTCCGCGATGAAGAACACGCCGTCGCCGAATTCGATGATCGACCCGGGAACCGCACACCCACGACCGCGTTCCGCGTCGAGAAAATCGAACACCGTGCCCGTGCCGGAATAGGCGATGCGGTAAATCGCGTCCCGGCAGAAGATGGCGCCATCGCAGCCGTTGAACCCACCGACCCCACCCACAACCTGTCCGCCATAGGGCAGGTCGTTGAAATCGGATTGCACCGCTTCCGCCGCGGCACTTCCCGGCGTGGGCCAGGACGTGGGATCTGCGATCGCGGACCACCACACGCGGTTCTGTCGCTGCCCGTCCGTGCCATCGACCGTGTCGCCGACCATGACGAAGTCTTTGACGGTCCAGATGTACCGGGCCTTCGGTGCATCGACGGAAAGATCGGCAAAATCGGTGCTCGTGCCCATCAGGTACGATTGGATGGCATCGCTATAGTTCGTCGCCAGTACCCGGTCGCCGAACGCCGCAAAGGCCCAAATAGCCTGGGCATCGGTCGTGTAGGTCGCCCCGGACACGTCCTCCCACGCCGCGCCGATGATCTGATAGAGCTTCGTCGCGTCCCCGGCGAAGATGCGGACCACGCCGGAGGACTGCCGCACCGCGTAAGCGCCCTGGCACCGCGCCGACAGCGCGTCGGTGATCGTCGTCAGCCCGGAGAACGGGGCGTAGGACCGCGCCTCGTGGGGAACCACGTTCAACGCCACGGACGCGCCTGTCTGCCCCAGGACCGCTTGGTCCGGGGTCCATTCGGAGAAGGGCGCGTACATTATTCGTAATTGATGTTGTAGCCGCCGCGCGACACCATGGCGTCGTCCTGGCGGAGGATGTTGTTGGATCGCCGCTTGGCGGTCTCGCGGCGAAGCGCGGACAGCGCGTCGGCCTCGTCGGCCTTGGCGAACGCGGCCCGCTCGTGGTCCTGCGTCACCCGGCGATACAGGTCATAGCTCGCCCGTGCCCGGATGAGTTCTTCGGCGTCCGTGGTCCAGGCGTTCGAATCGGCATCCTCGGAAAGAGCCGTCAGGCGATAATGGTACGCCAGCGTGATCGTGTAGACCGCGTCCGGGATTGGGTAGAAGCGGAGGTTCCGCTTGTAATAGGCGAAATACTCGGGATGCGCCTTGACCTCGCCGTTCTGGGCATGATCGATCTTGCCGAAATCCAGCGGCTTCACGGGCAGCTTGACCCCGGAAATCGTCGCCGTCATCGACCGGATGTTGATCAGCGTCGCGATGTCGGCGAGATCGGAGGACGAGTAATATTCCTGGTCCGCGACGGTGCTGAACGTGTTGGTCTTGGTGTTGAAGTAGAACTCTTCGCGCTCGTAGTGCTTGACGGCGGATTGGACGGCGGCGGCGATGTCGGCCGAAATGTCGGTCGCTGCGGCGGTGGCGATCGACCGCACTTCATTGGCGATGCGGTTGCGCAGCGTGACATAGGTCGTCATTTACGCGGCTTCCCCTTGGGCCAGCCTTTGCGCTTCTCGCCGTGGAATTCCGAAGGCCCTTTCGGCTCCGGGGCGATCTGCGTCTCGGTCGCCCGGCGCTCCGCTGCCATGGCCTCTTGAATCTTGGCGGCGCCGGGAACCTTGTCCGGGCTGTCCACCCAGCCGTTGCGGGCGGCCTCCCCGTACAGGAGGCTGTCGATATCGAACGAGCGATGCTCGATGCGCCCCTGTTCATTCTTGCGGTAGCCGTAGGTCAGGTGTCCCATTACGCGGCCTGTGTGATTTCGGCATAGATTCCCGGGGCGACGGCCACGATGTCGTAATCGCCGTGCTCGATGAGCGCGCGAAGCAGCCCGCCGGATTCTTCCTTCAGGAAGGGCCGGCAGTCGCGGATGATCCCGGCCAGCGCTTCGGCCTGCATCAGATATTCCGGCTCGGTGAGGTATTCGGCCCCGCCGCATTCGACGCGGATCAGGTCGGGCACCGTCTCCGCCATATAGGCGTGGGTGCCGCCGATCATCCGCTGTGCGCGCGGATCGTGCTCGTAGGACGATTCGCACCCGAACCACGTCAGATCGCCGTAGCCCTGATATACCGCAAGGTGCGGGCTGGCCGTCGCCGTGGTCGGGCCGGAGCCCATCGGTTGGGGGTGAGGGGCTATGTTCACGAGATGAACATCAGCGCCTTCCAAGGCACGAAAGACGGCGGGATCGCAGCATGACGCGACGATGGCCCGCTTAGCCCCACGACAGAGAGTTTCGACCGCGGGGGCGGGGTCCACAGAGAGAAACGTCGCGTCGATGCCGCGATCCGCCAGATACCGCCATGTGCCGTTGATGGCCCAGATGTCGCCGGGCCAGGCTTTGAGGCGGTCGATCTGGTGCCGTATCGATGGTCCGCCACCCACGATCGCCAGCGGGCGGGGGACCGGTGCAAGCACCCTCGGGATGAGCGGAATCCCGAGGGCTTCGGCGTGGCGAATGTTCTCCAGGAGCCGCGGCAGCCGTGCCGACTTGGATTCCTCGGCTTCCCTGAAGACGATCTTCACGAGGACTTCATCAGTCCGAGTTCCACCAGCGCGGCGCGGATGGTCGTCACGAGCGCGAGATGGGCGCTCATGCCGGCCTGCGACGCAAATCCCCAGATCGTGTTGGAGATTTGCGCCGACTGCGCCGAAACAATGGTGGCGGTGACGACGGCCGCGCCATCCGGCTTGTCCACGGGGGTCGCCCCGTAGAAGCCGATGAGGTCGGACGTGCTCTGGCCGAGCACGGTGCCGTCCGGGTTGTTGTCGGAAAGCTGCTTCGTGGGCATGTGCGTGGACTCCGCTTAGTTGTTGGCCCAACGCGTCGCCATTTCCGGACGGATGGTCTTGTACCCGTACAGAACGTCGATGCGGCAGGGGAGCTGGTCGTTGTTGATGTCGTACTGACGGACCACGCGCATGGAGATGCCGTCGTAGACTTCGCGTGCGCTGAAATCGACGCCCTTGGGCATGACGAGATCGGCGGTGGCGAAGGTGAACGCGTCGGGATGGTAGGCGAGGGAGATGCCGTAGTCCTCGGATGCGCCGCCGATCTTCGTGTCGATCGCCGTCGAGTCCGTGGGCGAGGCGCTCACGTTCTGCGTCGCGCCGGACGTGATGATGCTCGGCGAGATCGGGATCGACGTGCCGGACGAGCCGACATCGGCCGTGACCACGAACTGTTGCTTGACGCCGGTATCGACCTTGGTTTCCGGGTGCACGCGGTTGACGCCCGGGAAGGTGATGATGTCGCCCTTCTTGAGCGTCTTGGACGACCCGTTGGTCACGGTGACGGACGCGCCGGTCTGGTTGGCGCCGCTGACGGTGAGCGTCAGGGACGCGCCGTTCTCGGTGCCGGACGTGTGGCGATTCCAGTGGGTGTTGCGGAAGAAATCGAAGCCCATCGCGTGGCCGATGCGGGCTTCCTTGAACGCCCTGGACACCGTCTTGTCCTCGTGGAAGAGGGCCTTCCACGCGTCGATCAGGTCCATGTGCGTCTGGCTGTCCAGGTTCATGACCCGGTCGCTTTCCGGGGTCAGGTTGTCGAACAGCTTCTTGTCGCATTCGGCCAGTTTGGCGTGCGTGGCCGCGGCGTTCAGGTTGTTCACCTGATTGTACACGTCCTTGTACATGGAGCAGGCATCGGCCTCCATGGACGCGGCGAGAACGGCCATCGCGGGTTCGAGATACCGCTTGCTGAAATCGTCGATCTTCAGCGTGAGATCGGCCATGCCGAACCGCATGCCGACATGCTTCTGCGTCGAAACCGTCAGCGTGGTGCTCGGCTCGGTCACGTCCTGCGCGCTGAGCACGGCGCCGGTCGTCACGGTGTACTTGTTCGGCAGGCGGATGGTGAGCGTGTCGCCGATCTTCGCGCCGGTGTTCCCGAAGCGCGAATCGTATTGGCGGTTGATCGACCCGATGAAGTTCAGCTTCTGGTGCAGGATGCGCAGAGCCTCACGGGTGATGATGGTGGGCGTAAGATACGTGCTCGACATGGTAGCTCCATCTGGCCCTTTCGGGCGCTGGGACGCGGCGCCTCACGGCGCTGCATTCGGTTGAGGGTTAGCGGGCCGCTTGCTTGGCGCGGCGCTCCATCCAGGCTTCGATGGACAGGCTGTCCGAAAGGCCCTGGGGGACGGCGCCGCGGCCATTGATCGGCCGCACCGGCTCTGCCGGCGGGGCCTGCTTGGCGGCACGCTGCTTTTCGACCAACTGGTCGTAGAGGAAAGCCTTGTGCAGGAGCTTGATGGACACGGGGTCGCCGTCCATTGCTGCCTTCGCGTTCTCGGCGGGGACGCCGTGCTTGCTCGCGTAGGCGACAAGATCGCTTTCCAGCTTCGGACTGAAGTTGGGAATCTCCCTCGCCAGCGTGGCCCGCGCTTGCTCCCGCTGCTTGGCCTGCTCGGCTGCGGCTTTGGAGGTGCGGTCGTGGTGCTTGGCTTGGATCGCGCGCTCAACTTCGCCGGCGGCGTCCTTGAGCATCGTATAGCGGCGGAAATGGTTCTGCGCCCCGAGCGGGTCTTCCGCTTCGAGCTGCTGCCAGTTCACGTTCTTGTATTGCTCCACCTGCTGCCGGATGGCGTGCAGTTGGGCGTGCTCGTTGAGGTCCTGCTGCACGGCTTGCGCGAATTCCTGCGCCTGCTGATAGCGGGCCTCGGCTTCGCGCCGGATCGCGGCGGCCTCTTGGGTCTTCTGCGTATAGTCCTTCTGGCGCATGACCGCGGGGGCCAGCGCCTTCGGCACCTTGTACTTGTTGCCCTCGTATTCGATCTCTTCGGAATCGTCCAATTGTGCCGCTATCTCTTGGCCTTCCGGCTGAGGTTCGGCGTTCGGATCGAGGTCCGCGATATCGAGTTCGGGGGGTGGTTGCGCGACTCCCGGGGCAGGGTTGGTCGCCTCGGCACCTGGCGGTGCGAGTTCGTCGGGCATCGTGGCTCCTTCAGGGGGCACGGCGTCTCACGACGCTGTCAGTTCATCAAAAACCATTCGTCGTCTTGGCGGCGACGGCGTTGCCGAGCGGCTTCAAGGGCGCGCATTTCCCGCTCCCATGACCGGACGCTGAGGTCGGGGGCGGGTTGTGGCTTGGTCTGGACTCTCGCTTCGATCTTCGGTGTTGCCGGGCCGAGGAATTCGGCAACGAGCGGCTTGACCTCTTCGTCTTCCGTGTCGCGCTTGCGGCGACGCTTCCACTCTTCGTAACTGATCGGCCAGCCGCCGGACGATGGCGCCGGGGCGGGCTGTGGCGGGGCAGCACCGCCCCCTTGCGGGTAGTACCGATCCGCAAAGTACCGTTGCGGAAAGTACCGATTGCCGAACATCAGGCGCCGTCGAGCGTGACCGCGGTGCGGTTGCCGTCAGTGTCTACCGTGGCGGTGATGCGGTCCTTCGTGTCGGCCGCGTCGCGGATGGCGATCGAGGTTGTTGCGGCCCCGGAGAGCTTGCCGAACAGAGCCGAGTCTTGCAGGCGCGTGGCCTCGCGGAAGGTGAGTGTGCCGTCAACGACCTCGTCGTGGACTGCATCGGCAATAGCGCCCGCTGTGGGGATATCGCCCGTAGCAGCAGGGGCTGCCGGCAGGTTGTCCGTCTTGGCCTTGATCGCGGCCACTTCGGTATCGACCGCGGCGAGGATCGCGGCAACCTCGGTGTCCAGGAAATCGTCGATCGTGTTGACGCTGGCCTGCGTGGCGAGGGCGGTCAGGCCGGCGCCCGCAGCACCGATCTCTGCCGTGTCCACGAGGATCGCGGCAATCGACGTGTTGTCCGGGGCGGTGTATCCAGCGGTCGCAAGGCGCGTGCTCACGGCCACGTCGATGCGGCCAAGCTCGGTCGTCAATTCGGTACGCACCGCGGTCGCGATCTCGGAAGCGGCCCCGGCTGCCAGTTCCAGGGCGCCGATAGCGTCTGTGGCGATGGCCGATGCGTCGATAGCGCCCGCTGCGAACGAAGCAGAGGCGATGCCGCCCGCGGCGATGCTGCCCACGCTGCCCGTGACGCTACCGACCGCACCCGTCACGGATGCTATCGTGACATCGCTCGCCACCTTGGCATCGGTGATCGCGTCGGCGGCTATCGACGCTGCCGTGATTGCGCCAGCAGCGAAGGTGGCGGCGTCGATGGCCCCGTCGGCGATCTTGGCGGCGGTGATGGCGTCTCCCGCGATGCTGGTTGCCGTGATGACGCTGGCGGCCAGACCCTGTACCGGCCGGTTGGCGATGCTGAAATGGGCGAGCGCGGCGTTGATCGTGAGGCCGCCGATGACGGCACCCTGAATGACCACCTGATAGTCATTGCCCGCGGCGTAGAAGCCCGCGTCGGTGTTATCGGAGAGGTCGATGCGGCAGTGATGCACGCCCGTCAGAGAATCGAAGTCCTCGGTATCGGTGATGCCGGCCGACGATGTGCGCTGCGTGGCGCTGTTGGTCTTGTAGATGCGGATCGAGCCGTCCGTCGAACGGGTGATCGAGCCCGACGACAGGCTGACCGTGTTCCATTTGAAATCGATCGTGGCGCCGGCGGCGAAGTCACCGAGATACATCGACCTTCGCCTCCAGGTCTGCGATGCGCTGCTCCAGGGTCTTCGCGGGCGGCCGCTCCACTCGTGCAGCCCATGCCGCTTCCTCGGCGTCGCGGGCGGCGTTCTCGGCGTCGTCCCACTCGCGGAGCTTCTGCGTGCCGTCAGGCTCCTTGCCGATGTCGGAATAGCGCTTTCCGTCCACACGCTTCGTGCCATTGAACACGAGGCCACCTTCGACACGGACGTAGATGTTCTCGGTCATGAGTTGGCCAGGGCGTAAAGGGTCACGTCGCCGGCGGCGATGTTGCCGCTGCTGAACAGAAGCTGTAGGGCGTTGGCGATTGTGGTTGAGACGCGCAAGCCGCAACTCATGAACACAGCGGCGCCACTGTCGTCGGCCTGCTCAAATCCACCCAGAGCCGTTATCGACTGATACGCGCCGCTATTAGGCTCGAAGGTGATTTCAAACGTAACGCGCTGATCGCTGTCGCTGCCCGCCCGCAGGCCAGAAGTATTGTTGAAAAACGAGATTTGGGCTGCGGCGTTGCTGTTGTCGGCGGTGCTGCCCGTGCCGCGAAGAAACGAAGAATACTTGTAGTCGGAGGCGCCGGAGTCGAAGCTGGCACCGCCAGCGTCGTCGGTGCGGGCATACAGAAACACGTTGTCCGTCGCCGGCCGGAGCCAGCCGATCAGCTTGTAGGTGCGATAGCCGGTGATCCCGGTCGTGAAGTCGTAGCTGGCGACGCTCGATCCGGTCTTGCGCTCGATGACCGTCCAGGCCCCGCCGCCCGTGCTGCCAACGGTGATCGTGGTCATTGCAGCGTCTCTTCGATCGGCTCGTCAATCGCGTGCGTGATGTTGCCGGCACGGTCGCGAACTGCCGTGCGCTTCATGCGCGGCATAGCAACGCTGAGCTTCATATTCCCCAGCGTGCCCACCATCTGCTTCGCCGCTTCCTGCATCGCAGCCGCCATGGCGGGGGCCACCGTCTCGGCGATCGCCTGCGCCACGCTTTCAGGCACGTTCAGCCCTACCGCGGGCTGCGGCTTGATCGCTTTGGCCTCATGCTGCTTCATGGCGATGTCGGATTCGGACTTCTGTTGCGCCATCTGCATCTGTGCGCCGGCCTTCATGCGCTCGATCTCGATCTGCGCCTGGGCCTTCATCTGCTCGATTTCGATCTCCATCGCCGCCTTCTGGCGCTCGATCTCCATTTTCTGCCGCTCGACTTCGATGTTGAGCGCGGCCTTGCGCTCGTCGTTCTTGGCCTGCAATTCGAGCTTCTGCTGCTCCATCTGGAGCTTCTGCGCCTCGGGGTTGTTCTGCGCGGCCCCTTCCCGGGCGGCCTTGATGCGATCAGCGATCTCGTCCGCGTTCTGCCAGTCCAGCGACTTCACCAGGATGTCGCCGATCAATGGGGCGGCTTCCGGGAACGCCCGGACAAACTCGGTCATCTGCTCCGCCGCCTCGGCGCGCCGCGTGGTGAAGGACGGGCCGGCCTCGACGGCGAGGTCGTACTTGCCGATGCCGAGATTGTAGATGTTCTTGACCTGCGGCTCGGGCTGTCCCGGCGGCGCTTGCGGGCCGCGGACCGGCTCGCGCCCAAGCTGGGCATTGTCCGCCTCGCCGTCCTCGCCAAGCACGCGAATGACCCGCTCGCCCGAATACACGGACGGGATCAGGTCGATGAGCACCCGCCCGGTGTGCTTGATGGCGCGGGACAGGTTGTCGATGAAGTGGAACGTCGAAATATCGCCTTCGCGCTGCCGGGCCATGATGGCCTTGCCGCTGGTCTCGTTCGATCGCTGGCCGAGCGAGGCATCGTAGATGCCCATGATCGCCTTCATGTCGTCATTGGCGGCCATGGCCTCTTGCATGGCAGCGGCACCAGCCGAAAGATTGAGTTGCGTGCGCTGCGGCGGCGGGCCTTTGCCCGGGTCGTATTCCAGGTAGGCGTGCGAGATCGTGTTGGCCGTCGCCCAATTCTCGTCTTCGTCCACCGAGCCCTTCGGCACGATCCATGGGGCTTTGGGCTCCAGCCCCACGGCCTCGGTGCTGGCGCTGCGCTGGAAATTGAACGCGCGCTGTGCATCCTTGGCGTGCCAGATCAGCGACTGGAAATGCCGCTTGCCCTCGATGTTGATCTCGTCGCCGTAGACCGGGATGATCGGGATGTACCTGCCCGGCCAGTCCTCGTTCTCCAGGACCGCGGCGCCGCTCAACAGCCGGCGCTTGACCTTGTAGCTGCGCGTCGATCGCTCGCCGACGACCGTGATGCCCTGCGCTGCCGCGATATCCGCCGCCGAGACGCCGCTTTCCTTGCGCAGGAACACATCCGCGGCGATCACTGTGCCATCCGACAGTTTCAGGAGCTTGCGGTCGTAAAGATCGCGCACCCACTGCGCAGCGATGGTGATTTCCTCGTCATCGCGGTTGACCGGCGCGTCGTTCTCCCACGAGACCTTGTCCGCACCCTTGTACTGCCGCTCGAATTCGGCAGGCGTCATGGGGAACAGCTCGAAAGCCGTATTCCAGTCCGACGAATCGGCAGCGCGGGAGTGTGGATCGCCATAGATCGCCAGCGGATCGGCGACGCGGCAGATTTTCAGTTCCTTGTCGAAGGTGTCGTCGTGGGCGTAGTCGAATTCGATCTTGATGTACCCGAACCCGCCGCCCACGGCGAACTCCGCCGCGGTGTCGTAGGCAACGTCCGCATCCGAGGCCTGCTCGATGTTGCGAATCAGGCCCGACATGATGTCGGCGGTGTCCTTGTCCGCGCCGCCGTCGATCGGCCGCACCTTGATCTGCGGCTTGTTCATGCGCGCGTCGTTGACGACCTGCCGCATGAAGGCGGGCATCTTGTTGATCGTCAGGCACGGGCGGCGCTCGTGCCTGCGCTGCGTCTCGATGGCCTCCGGCCACTGTTCCCCAAGCCGGCCGAACTTGATGTCGGCAATGAAATTGGTGCGGTTGTCGTTCTCGGCGTCCTGCGCTGCCTTGAATGCCTCCTTGGCCTCGGCAACGGCGTCGTCGGACATCAGTCGATCTCGCCTTCGAGCGTGTTCGCGAACGTGCCGGATGAGGTCGGGGTATACGTGCCGTTGGCGACCATGATGCCGTAGAGCGCCAGGGTGCCGGCCGTGCCCCAATCCGGTTCCCAGGTCACGTAGTCGCCCACCACGGGCACGCCCTGGCCACGGGAATGCGTGACGAAGCCGTACATGGCCGCAATGCTCATCGTGCCGATATAGCCGCTCGTGGTGGCGTTGCCCGACACGGGGTCGTTGTCGCCGTTGGTGGCGTAGGTCGGCGCGGTCGTGAACAGGTGGAGCAGGAAGGCGGCTGCCGTCACGTCGTTGTCGGTTTTCTGCAACAGCCATTTGCGGATGCGCAGCGGACCGCGGAAGCGCTCGAATGTGAAGATGCGATTGGTCACGGACGCAGCGGCCGTGTCGTTGGCCACGAGGTCCCCGACAGCGTACTGCGTGCCGTTGCCGGGCCGGGTGAGCAGCGGGGCGGAAGCGCGGATTATCGGCATGTCATCCCATCCATGAGCCTTCGCCGGCAAACTTGGCCTTGCGGGCTTGTCGCGGGGCGTCGGCGTGCATCGCGCCCTGCCGGAAAGCGTCGGCGCCGTGCGACGCCCAATCGTGCAGCGGGCGCGCCTTGAACGTCTTCTGCTTGTCGTCCCATTCGCGGCGGTACTGTCTCAGCGCTTCGATGCCGCGCTTGCATTTGGTGGCGTCGAAGATGCACCGCGGGATCAGCAGGCGAGCCTGATTGATCGACCCGATGAGGTCGTCCGTCCGCGGCACGACCACCTGCTTGCGGTATCCAAGGCTGTCCAGGATGTTGGCGTAGCTCTTGCCGACGATGGCCGAATGAGAGCCGGCGTCATGCGGCAGGATGCAGTCGCCGTAATTGTACCGCCGTTCGCCCAGCTTCTTGGCGAAGTAGGCCGCGTCGCCGCCCGATTCCTCGATGTAGTCGATCACCCGGATTTCACGGCCGGCGTACTGGACGAACCAGATGGCGGTGCAGTCGTCGTAGCCGAGGTCCCACCACGTCTGCACCAGAAGGCCGGGATCGTGGGGCACGCGCGTAATGCGCCCCTCGAGATCGGCGTCGGACATTTCCTTGCCGAAATATGCCCCGACGATCGCCGCAGTGAAGCTGCACTCGTATTCTTGGGCGTACTGCTCCGGCGACATCGTCTTGCGAGCGTCGGCAAGCTCGGCGTCGTCCAGAATGCCAGTTTCCGAGGCCCGGTGGATGGAGAAGAACCAATCGGGGTCGTTGGCGGCTCCCGGGGAGCGGCCCTCGGTGTCGCCGTAGCAGAGGTCGTAGAAGTGGTTTCGGCCCTTCGGCGTGCCGATGAAGTCCGCCCATCCCTTGCGGTCGGACAGGGCGGGGCGGATGACCTCCGGCCAGGCCCGCGGGTCGATCTCGGCGGGCTCGTCGATGACGATGCCGTCCAGATAGATACCGCGGATGCGGCTATAGTTCTCGGCGCCGTAGAGCCGGACCCGGCCGCCGTTCGGCAAGTCTACCCTCAGCTCGGATTCGTTCGATTCGGCGCCCGGTATGTTGGCGCTGAAATGTTTGAGGTAGGCCCACGCGATGTCCTTGGCCTGCGTGAACGTCGGGGCGAGGTAGGCGAAGCGAGGCTCGGCTTTGTTGAGCGTCAGGGCGGCTTTCAGCAGCCCGTTGATGCGGCAGACGGTCTTGCCGGCCCTTCGGTGGGCGACGGTGGCGGACCAGCGCTGCGTGCGTTGGTGCCATGGCATGAAGATCGGGCGCGGCCGGTACGGTATGAGCACCCGCAGCGCCTCAGCCATCGGCCCACACGAACTCCATCCTTATCGGCTTGTCCTGATCGCCCTTGTGCTCGATATTCGAGAGCTTGGGGTGGACGTAGGGGGCGGCTTCCTTGGCGGCCCATGCGCGGCGATCCGGCGACTCTGTCGTGTCGCGAAGCACGGACAGCATGTAGTCGAGGGGCGTGAGGCCGGAGGCTTCGACTTCGGCGATCTTGGCCGCCGTGCGTTTGTTCGGCACGCCCTTCTTGCGGCCGGCACCAGGGCGGGCGCCACCGACTGACATTCTTGAAATCCGCTGATTGTTTTTCAAGCTGGAATCAAAACGCCCCGGCCGGGAGGGCTCGGGGCGCGACTTCACAACTCGCGGAAGAGCCTATTTTGTGGTGCACCGGGTGTCAAGGGGGTTGTTTCGAGTCGCTATCGAGGTTCATGACCGCGATGCCGGTTACGGTCAAGGCGGAGTGACGGACGACGGCATAGAATCCGGCGAATGGCCACACCGTCCGCTGGTAAACATCTGGATTCCAGCGCCACTCGACATACGGCGGCTCAAGGCCAATGTCTTCGGCCACCATCTCGGTCGTCATCATCCCCGCCTCCGATACCATGCCGCCAGCCCCTGGAGCGCCTTGCGCAGCGCGTAGCGCACCGCCCGGCGGTCCTGGCCGGTGGACCATGCGTAGCGGCGGATCGAGACCTCCCGGCCGCAGATCGCCTCGATGAGCATCCGGCCCTTGGCCCCGAGAACCTGCCGCTCGATGTCGTCCAGGGTCTTCCGGGCGTCCTCGCTGCCCTGGATCGGCTCGATGACGCGGCGGTCGCTGTCCACGATGATCCGGGTCGTGTCGCTGTAGGCCATGCGGGGTTCGCAGCCGGCCTCGCGCCAGGTGGTGGCGTATTTCTCGCCCGCGTCGCACATTTCGTCCACGAAGCCGTCGTGACCCCGCAGTTTGTCGAGCGGGCTCTTGTGCCGGCGATAGGCCTCGGTGACGCGGCCCTTGTTGTCCTGCACGAGGGTCCAGTCGGGCGTGATCTTGATCTTGGGCATCAACGCGATTTCCATTTTTTCCATATCCATTTTGCGAGACGGGCGAGCCCGATGCACAGCAGCTTGGCCAGCTTGATCCAGGGGCGGGTGCGGGCGGGCATCATGGGGCCATCGTCTCCAGGATCGTCATCTAGCCTCTCCGGCTACGTGGGTAGCGGCCCCCTCGGGTAAATCGCTCGCAGGGGCCGTTTCCGGGGATTGGCGGGCGCCGTTGAACAGATCGAATGCGTCCACGAGGGCGCTGTCTGCCGGCGTGCCCCGATTCGGCGTGCGCATCCAAACCCTGATCGCCTGAGCCAGCCCTTCGGCGGCCCACATCTGGCGCTCGGCATCGATGGCTGCGCGCCGCCAATGACGCTCGGCGACGTAGGACTTCCCAAGCGCTGCCCTAAGCTCCCCCACCACCTTCTCCGCCTCGGCAAGCCGGCGCTCGGCGGAGAGGGCGCGGGCCTCCTCGGCCTCAATCCCATGAACGGCTTCATCCCAGCCGTCTTTGAGGCTGAGAACCTCCGCCCTCAGCCGCTCGATCTCCGCCGCCATCGCCTGCCAGTCGGCGCAGAGGGCGGTGGCGTCATCTGCCAGCATCTTGGAAATCACGGTACCATCGACGCTCAGCACGTTCAGGGCACGCGCCGCAATCTCCGCCACGCGCTCGGGGGTGAGGCGGGTCATCAATTGAGTCCCTTCACGAAGGCGACCAGCTTCATCATTTCGCTCTCCGGGAGTGCGGGCGTCGCTTCGTCGAACAGGATCGCGAAAAACCGCTCGCAATCCTCCTGATTGAACACTCGCCGGCCGTCATCGAGCACGTAGCAGCGCAGAGTGACGCCAAGCATCGTCATCGTGTTCTCGGCAACCGCCTTCGGCAACACCTCCGTCATCACGCCCTCGCTTTCATGGGGACCACGCCGGGACGGACGTTCGCCAATGCCCGGTCACGTTCCTCGTCGGTCATCGTGACGTGGTTGGCGCGGGTCGGGCGGCGAGGAGCGGGGGCGGGCTGCATCAATCGGGCCTTCGCATCGGCCAAGGCGCGGTCAACCATCGCGCGCTTTTCAGGATCGGCAAGATCGGCCGCGATCTGCGCCTCACGCTGCCGCTGCCGCTCGGCTTCCCACGACGCCTGGTGCGCCCGCTTCAGCCGATTCCAGATCCGGGTCCGCTCTCCCTGGATTCGGTCGCAGATCGCGCGCAATTCCGAGATCGCCGGGAACCAGACATTGCCCCTGATCCACTCGTCCGCCGCCAGCGCGATCACGTCGCCTGGATAGTCGCCGAGGTACTGCAAGTGCATCGCCGCGCGGGCCTTCACCATGCGCTCGTTATCGGCGCTTTGTCCTTTGCAGGCGACCGCCAGCCGCCCCATGATGCCCGCGAGTTCGTCCAGCGACACACGGTTCTTGAGCGCCGCATAGGCCGTGTCCACCGCAGCGCCGAGGCTCGGCAACAGCGCCGCCGGCACGATCGTCGCGGCCTCGGTCTCACTGTCGGCGTTGACTTTCGTTCGCCACGAATCGAAACGCGCTTGCAAGCTCTTCGCGTCGGTCAAAGTCGGAAGGTTTTCGCTGGGCATTGCCTTGAAGCCTTTTTTCAATCCAGTCGAGCGGCTGCACGATGTTGGCCTGCTGTGCGGCGACGATGGCCGCGCAAACATCCGGGTCACCACGCGCCTTGATCCATTTGCCGACACGGCTGCGCAGCTTTGTTTCCGGCACGCCGCTGGTTTTCGAGAGCCACCGAAGACCTTCGCGGAAGATCGTGGCCCTCGGGTTCGCAGGCTCTTCGGGTTCCAAGACCTCGGCAGAGCACGGCGCGACAGCGCCAGATGCGTTAGCATCTGAATCTATATTCTCTTCTCTGTCTCTACTCTGTCTCTTCTCTCCCTCTGGTCTAGCATCTTGCTTGCAATCTGCTAGCGGCTCGCTACGGTCTTGAATTGTCGCGATAAAACCAGCTTTTTCGAGTTCGGAGAGATTGACCGGCGACGTGGCCTTGATCGCCATCCGCACCCATTCCGCATCATAGGGAATTCGGTTGTCGGTGCGACTTGCTAGCAACCAGATAGCAACAAGGTGCGATCTGCTAGCATCGGGCAGGCAGGTGAAGTTGTAGTCGTCCAGGACCGAGTTGTAGAACTTGATCCACGGCGGCGAGCGGTCCTTGTAGTGCTGGAACGCCTCGTAATTCTTCACGGAGAAGAAACGCGCCATCTAGGCAGCCTCGCTGTGGAAATGCATGAGCATCTGTTGCGGACAGCCGCTATATTCATCGCCCATCGTGTTGATGGGAAATCGACGTTTCGAAAAAGCGCACGAAGAGGCCATTAAATGCTGCTTCCGTGGATAACTATACCGCCAGCGCCCGGGCTTATCGCACCGGATGTCGCCAAGGCATTTCGCGGAAAAGTCGTCATCGCCAATCTACCTCAAAAGGCGATGTGCAAGTGAAAAATCTTCGAATACTTGCGCGCTCACGGCCATTACTCCACCGTTTCCCTTTGGTTTCGCCAGCTTGTCCCCAGGGTTATTGCTAAACCTGTGGAAATCTCGCGTGTTCGGCTTCATGCTTGACTCCGGCAGTCGTCACACAGGCGATGGTGCGGCCCTTCGCTCTGGAGCTTCTGAGGGCAGCAAAGGCATTTGCGCTCGACACAGCGAGGATTAGGCACGTAGACCAGCCCCCCATCCTCGTCGCGGCAGCGCTTGTAAATCGAGCGCTTGGTGCGCCCGTGGAAGATCGGCAGGCTGGTGATTTGCTTCATGCTGAGGCCGTGCCGCCGGGCGAACGCCAGCGTCTCGACTTCTTCGCGGGACCACTTCTTCATTTGAGTAATGACCTCGCTCATGCCGATGTCCTGCATTGCCAACACATCCGGTTGTGCGGCCCTTCGGATAAGAATTGCCGCGGGCAACACAGGCATTTGCGCTCAGTCCCGTGCCGGCGGGCCTTCTCACGCAACGCGACTTCCTGTTCCGCGCTTCGTCTGGAAATAGCTTCCAGTGTGCGCCGGCCTTTGAAGATCGGCAGATTGGCGATGGCCGTTGCCGGCATGTGCTGGCGCCGCGCCTCCTCGTAGGCAGCAATCTCCGCGGCGGTCCAGGCCACGCGCGGCCCTCCTCGCCGGGGACCTTTCCCCCGAAGAAGGCGCGTCCGGTGTTCGATGCTCTTGACGGTCCGCCGGCCCGCAAAGATCGGCAGTTCCACGATTTGCCGTCGCTCCAAGCCGCGCTTCCACGCCCGGCGCAAGGCTTCGTCTTCCTTCGGCGTCCACGACATCGGGGCAGGGATTTGACTCGCCGTCTTCATGCTTCCACGGGCCTCCACACGGGCACCAGCCACCCGGACCCTGCCGCCCTAGGCTCGGCACCGGGATACGTCTGCCAGCCCATCGCCAGCGCGTCCTGGAGGCCTTCCGGGTACACATGGTGCAGGTCGATGACCGGGTGATCGTCCGGATGCGTGGACGGGGTATTGGGCGGGTCCGGGGTCATGCGGCTGCCCTCGCAATCCGCGTCGGCACGCCCTGCTTCTCCAGCGCGGCCAGCACGTCATCGAGCGTGGCGGCGACGTAGACCGGGTACCCGAGGCCGCGGAGGTATTCGTGCAGGGCCAGTTGATCCGCGCCGGGCTTGATCTTGGCGGACCGCTTCAATTCGCAGAAGAAGGGGCGTCCGTTGCGCGGATAGAACGCAATATCCGGCCAGCCCTTGACCACCGCATTGACCCGCCGGTGCCGCGCCGCCGTGACGATGTGCAGCCGCGCGCCGTCCAGGCTCGACCGCCAGAAGCATTGCTGCGGGTCCAGCACCTTGGCCAGCGCGTCGGCGATGACCACCTGGAGGCGGTATTCGTCCTGGCGTCTCACAGCGTCACCGTCACGGTCTTCACGACGACCTTGGCGCCATGCTTGCGATACCAGCGCGCGTCAGTCTCCGCATCTTTCTTGCTCGAACGCTCGCGCCACATGGGCGGGTCTTTAGGCCACCGCCAGAACACCACATACGCCGTGATCTTCTTCGGCTTCATGTGGGGATGCCTTCGACGGGGGTGATGAGGGCGCGGCCGCCGCTCTGACGGATGATGCCGGCGCGGGAAATGGCCCCGGCCTCACTCAAGCAGCTATGCGCAACCGCATCGCCCTTCGCATCGAATCCCGACACATGCCACGTCTTCAGCGTCTCGGGGACGTTGACGAGGTCCTTGTCAGTATCGGCGAGGCGGAGGTAATGACCGTCTTCTTGCCACGACGCGACCTCCGCTCGGCCGCCGTCCTTCGGCCAGATCAGCCCGACGATGCTTTCCCCGCGCTCCAATTTCAGCCCCTTCGCCAATATCTCGGCGCGGCGTCCATCGCGCGTCTGCACGGGCTTCGTGAGGTCAAGCATGATCGCTCCTACAGTGGTTTCGAAGCCGCCGGCGACGATTCGCCGGAGCGGGGCGCGCAAGGGAGGGGCCGCGCCAGGATCGCCGGGGCCACCCCGGCTTCGATTCTCGGTTACTTTCCGGTCACTTCCGAAAAGTTGATGATCTCGACCGGCACGCTGCGCTTCGTGTGCGCGGCGATTTGAAGCTGGACCTTCACGGTGCGCAGAATTTCGCGCGCCTGGGCTGCGATGGCGTCACCCTGGCTCGCCTGCATTTTGTCGCTCTTGATGTCGGTGAGGGTTTCCCACAGCGCCTGCTTGAGGGTGGACGCCGAAAGTTCCGTCATGATCTCGTCTCCGTTGTAGGCGTTTGTTGAGGGTGCCGTTCGCCGCGTAGATTTCTTGTCGCGTCATTCGGGTGGCGATCTCGCGATCGACGCTTTGGAGGAGCAAATAGGCTTCCGCGAACTCTCCGTATTCCTTCGCGCGCAGCTTGCGGTCGTACTCGGCCTTCCAGGCGCGATATTCGGGCCGGCGGCAATAGGCGACGTGCAGGGGCATGCGCTCTTTCCGAATTGCCGCCGCAGCGACGGGGTCGTAAGTCGCGGTGTGATGGGCGCGTTTCTTGGCCTTGATCGCCTCTCGGTTGAGGCGCCGATATTCGGCGTCATACGCGCGCTTCTCCTTGCGGCGCTCGGCGAGCGATTTGCCGAGGCGCCGGCCGAAACCGGAGCACGTCCGGCCACAGTAAATCTTCAAGCCGCGTCGGCGGGCGCGGTTGACGCCACCGGACGGCTTGTCGCTTTCGCGACCGCAATGAGCGCAAACGATTTTCATCGCGCACCCGGAATAAAAAAGGCGGCGCCCGGAGGGGGATCGCAGGCGCCGCCAGTGATCCCGGCGAGGGGAGGGGTCGGGGCCGCCGGGATATTCGATTGGAACTCGGCACGCTTCCGCCCGTCTCCCGTCATGCGGGAGTCCGTGAGCGCGGCGTGGAAGGCGGTAAATGAGAGGGCGTCGGTCATTTGCCGCTCGCGAGCTTGACGGCGATCGCATCCGCGCGTCGCTGGTGCCACTGCATCCACCGGCCGATCGTGCGGGCCAGAAGCCATGCCATCGACGCGTGGAAGTGGTAGGCTGCGTAGAGATAGAGGCGGGTCATCGGTTGATGCCGATCGTCAAAAGGACGCACGCAACAATCGTCATGAGCGCGCCCGAGCCGGATGTGCTGGAGTCACGATCCCTTTCGCACGCGATCAACAATCCAAATGCGAGTAACCAGACGCCAGCCGTAATCATCGCTTCGCCTCCCACGTCGTCACTTCGTCGATGATCTTCCGCGCTTCTTCGAGCCGCCTCGCTGCACGCTGGAAATGATCTTCCGGCAGCCAAGGCAGCACGACGAACGGCACCATTTCCGGAAACCGCACGAACCAGGCCGTGATCTTCCGCTGGCTCGGCAGCACCGTGCCGGTCCGGTACGAGCGCACGACATGCGGCGACTCGCCGATGGCCCCCGCAAGCTCCTTGTCGCTCCGCCGCGGAAACCGCAGCTCGATCCAGCGCCAAGCCCGCTCGCCGATACAACCTTGTCGTTCGTGACGGATATTCATATCGCCCCTGTGTGTGTGAGTTTCGCGCTCACACACGGGGAGGAGGTCGAAATGCAGGGCGGCGCTATCCATGACGACGAGCGCCGTTACAATCAGCCGGTCCCGTTGGCGCGGGTCCTGCGTGATCTAGTGTTGAATTTGGCGATAGAATTGCCGGCGAGTTTGGCGACGAGCCGGTGTTTTGACCTTTCAGGCGATCAACGAATTTGCTGCCCCAAGGCCATATCTGACGAAGCACGGAAATGTCTGTGATGTTCTTTTTCCGGCACCACATAAAGGCGCTCTTGTGTAGAGCGGGCAAATCGACGCCCATGCGCTTTTTGATGGTGTTCCACTTTTCGCCGGAAAATCGAGCGCGAACGACGGCCTCGGCGCGCTCCCATTTCGTCCGCGCTGATCCGAAGCAGTTCAGCGAGCAATATACGCGCTCTATGCACGGCCGGCGCTTGAAAGCAGCGCCGCATTCCTCGCACCAGCCGACCCCGGAAGCGCCGTGGACGCGCAGGCTTCGACCGCCGAGCGGGGGGCATTTACCCTGCTTTTCAAGCCGCCACAAAAGCTGCTGAACACGCTGACGAGAGACGGAAAGGCTGTCCCCGATTTCCTGATACGACGCGCCACCAAGGCGCATCTTGATGATCGCGGCGTTCCGCTCCGTCTTGTCAGGGACAGACATGGTCACGCCGCATCCTTGTAGAAGTCGGCCGAACGGTACGGTTCATGACGAAGCATGTTCAGGCCGCCCGCTTGCGCGTAGAGCGCTTCTTGCCGGGCACGGGCGCGAGCTTCCGCAGGTCCTCGCGCGTCAGTGGCTTCCCCAGGCTCGCGGCGAATTTGAGCAGTGCATCATGGTGGTGCCACGGCACGTTTCCGCGTGCCGGCCAGTTGCCGATCACGTTGACCGCACAACCGAGAGCACGAGCGACGACGGTGGGGCCGCCCAAGTCCTTGATGAGAGACGATACAGTTGTCATGGGGCGGCATAATACACGGGCCGTGTTTTTTGGCAAGCGGTATTTTGCACCCTCCGTGTAATATGAGAACATACACGGATCGTGACTTATTGCAGCCCGCTCCTAAAGTTGGGGGCATGGGCACGTTCATCAGCAATGCTGCGGTGCGGCAGGATCGCTTTCAGCGATTCCAAAATGCGCTGTTTCACCTACACGCCATTGACCTGGACGTGCATGGGCATGGCAAACGCGCCTGCGAACTGCTACAAATCGAATCGAACGTTTTAACGAATTGGAAGCGACGCGGATTGCCTCCCGAGGTCATTCCCATAATCGCAGAACGTGCCGGAATTAACCCGAGTTATATACTCGGCCTTAGCGACGCGATGGCCGTTCCCGTGCGGGCCGCGTCGAACGATTCCGGTACGGATTCCCACAGCCAAATTAAGCATACTCGCCGCGGCTAGACAGATTGTCGCAGCATGGATGAAAAATAACATCGCCAAATTACACGGAGCGTGTTGACAAATTACACGGACCGTGCAAATCTCCCGTCCATCAACAGGGCGGACAGGCCGCCCGGGAGACGGGCGATGACCTACAGCCACCCCGCCACCGCGATCCTCATGACCCTCGCCGCCGCCATCGTCTACGGCGGCTGCCTCTACATGGCCGTCGGCCTCGTGCGCGACATCGTTCGCGGCATCCGGGGCCGCTGACATGAAGCACTGCACCCACATGCAGATCACCTTCCGCGGCAAGGTTCTCTGGTCCGGCCCGATCACCCACTGGGAAGAGGGCAACGAGGGCGACGACATCGCGGAGACCGCGGACCGCCTGCGCGACGGCGAGACGATCTATATCGGCGGCGGGGCGGGGCCGGTTTTCACGCTCGTCCCGATCAACCCGGAGGGCTGATTATGAGTCGCTACAAGCACCACAAGTACACTTGGCAGAAGCGGTTCGGTTCGGTCCGCCACCAGTGGCAGTTGATCGGCCCCGATGGCGGCATCCACTTCCACGCCAGCCTCGACGACAAATACCCGCCAAGCTGCGGCCTCGAAATCCATTACCTCAAGAAGCAGGGCGATGATGCGCCGTCTCAGGTGCCGTGCTGGCTGCTCCACGCTCCGTGCTGGCACGACGGCACCAGCCTGTACGCCAACGATCACCTGTGGCCGATGATCGAGGGCTACCTGCGCGGCGCCGAGCACGACCAGATTTTCCGCATCCTTGAACGCGAGGCGGACAGCCGGTTCGGATGCAAGGCCGACGACGGCAACTGAATTCATGCGCCTAGCGGGCACGGCGAAGCACAACAACGCCCGCACCCAATCACCCAGGATCACCCATGCTGTACACCACGCTCAACGCGATCCGCGCTCACGGCCCTTGCTCCAACGGCTGGGAAAAGCTGCTGAAAAGCCTCGGCAAGACGAAGGCCGACGACAAGAAGCTGTCCCTCGCCGCGATCCTGAAAAGCAACGGGATCGAAGACGCGATCTGGTGCCTGCGCGCGGTGCCCGATGTCGATTTCTTCGCCCGCCGCTTCGCGCTCGACTGCGCTCGGCGGGTCGAGCATCTGAATACCGATCCGCGCGTCAAGGAATGCAACGACACGACCGAGCGGTTTCTGGCCGGGAAGGCGACCAAAGGCAAGCTGGCCGCCGCAGGGGCCGCCGCACGGGCCGCCGCATGGGACGCCGCATGGGACGCCGCAGGGGCCGAGATCGGAAG